GTGCCCCCCAGGCGCAGCATCTCGAAGAACGACTCCGCATCGAGGGTGTCGGCGGTGCCGCAACAGCCCATGGCCGCGGCGTAGCCGTTGGTCACAACCGCGTCGAACACTTCAGAGGTCGCGCGGAGGGTGTCCGCGGCGTCGTCGGAATCGTCGGTGAAGCAGACGCGCGAACCCGCAGGGGAGATAAATGACGGGTCGCCCGTGTCGCCCAGACGAAGGCGTCGCTGCTGTACTCTGCCAGTGCGGCCGTGAGTATCCGCAGGTACTGGCAGGCGAGAGAGGCCTTGTAGGTCGTATCGTCGGAGTAGAGCTTGTCCGCGTCGGTGAGTCCCGAGAGCGCGGAGACGGCCGCAGCGGCATCGATGATCGCCTTGGCGTGGGCGAGGGAATCGGCGTCGATCCGCGTGCAGCAGTAGCCCTCGGCCCTGATCTCGTCGTGGGTCAATCTGGCAACGGTGGTGGGGTCGTAGAAGGGGTTGGTGGTTTGGGAGGAGAAGGCGGCGTCGAGGTTCATCAGCCTTGAGGCAGCGGAGTGCTTCACGCCCCCTTCGGTGAATGCGACTGGAACCCCGTAGCCGATGAGGAAGGTGTCGATCTGCGCTGCATTGGTGGAGTTCGTAGTGAGCCAAGTGTTCAGGTCGTCCTCCACCTGGGTCTCGAACGTGGCGTAGTCGGCCAGGGCCTCATCTGATCCGGCGTTGGGAAGCGGAATCAGCAGACCCCGCGGGATCCCCAACTCCGACGCGCAGTAGTCGGCAAACTCCCTGGAGTCCGAATCCGTCTGTCTGAACAGGACGGCCGTGCTCTCGGCGCAGGGGTAGCTGCTCGATGCCGGGGCGACGTACGGCTCGGGGTAGGCGTCGGCGATCTTGATCTCGTCGACGTCGAACTCGCCGCCGCCGCTCGTCGCGGCCGCGCCCGTGCCCGTCTGCAGCGAGCTCAGGCCGGTGAACTCGTCGTAGTTGTCGATGCCGGTGACCTCGCCGGCCAGCGTGCCGTCGACGTAAAGGCGGGCCCAGCCGTCGGAGGCGACGTCGGAGCTGGCCCGGCGGACGCCGCCCACGACCCAGTGCCACGCCCCCGGCGGCAGCTCGCCGACGTCGGGGATGTGCCAGCCGCCGGCGTCGTCGCGGGTCACGAAGCGGACCTGCTCGGTCCCGTTGTCGTTCCACAGGTGCAGGTAGAAATCGGTCTCGCCGTAGGATCCGCCGGTGATGAGACGGCCGAAGTTGGCGTAGGCGTAGGTTCCCGCCCGGGAGGGGAAGGTCGTCACGCGGACCCATTGGCCCAGATAGACCGCCTCGCCCGCGGCCACGCCCCGGGAAAGCGCCAGCGACTTGTAGGCCCAGTTCGGGTCGGTCGTGCTGTTGACGTTGGTCGCCAGCGAGACGCGCAGGCCGTAGCTGCCGCGCTCGGGCCACGCCCCGTCGGCCCCGCGCGTGATGGTCGATCCGCCGACCTCCGTGGTGGAGGCCCACTCGCCCGAGGCCGGCTCGTTGTCGATGTAGTGGAGGAGTCCCATGTGACTGCCGCCGAGAAACAGACGGCCGGACCGACCTGCCTCGCCGGCGGGCGGGTCGAATCCGGGCCCCTGTCGCTCATGAGTGGTGGTCCGTGTCAGCCCTTGATGTCCAATCGCACCTCGATGCGGCCGATCTCGGCGGCCAGGACGTCCTCCCCGCCGGTCTCCTCGACGCTGGTGCGGACGAAGACCATCAGCCGGTCCCCGGGCGCGAGGTTCGTGGCGGTGATGTCGTCGAAGGCGTGGTCGGCCCAGTCGCCGGTGAGGGCCTCGGCGTCGGAGGCCCGGACGAAGCCGGCGGCGCCCTCGGCGTCCAGCTCGTAGACCTCCGCGTCGATGGTGCAGGTCCCGGCGGCGCCGGCGCCGGCGCGGCGGGCGTGGACCACCAGCTCCACGTCGCCGCCGGCGACGTACTCCGGCGGCAGGGCGAACTCGAAGCACAGGGTGTCGGTCTTCGTGTCGCCCTGGGCGCCCTGGCCCTCGAGCTTCAGGTGCCCGGCGCCCCAGCCGAAGCTGTGGATGAGGAACTTCCCCGCCCCGCCGGAGCCGTCCAGCACCGTCCCGTCGGCGTTGCGGCAGAGCGTCAGCGGCACGGGGCAGCCGGCGGCGGGCTCGGCGGCGAGGTCGGCGCGGGCCAGCCCGTCCGGGTCGGCCCACGCGTGCAGGACGTTCATGTCGGCCGCCGTCAGCGCGCTGACGCAGCCGAAGATCGCCCGGCCCCGGCAGTCGGTGATGTCGGCGTGGGCGTAGTCGCCCCCGGCCGTCTCGATCGTCGCCAGCGGCACGTGCGGCGTGGCGGAGGGGGCGGGGAACCCCGACGTCCCCACCGCCAGCGTCCCCGCCGCCGTCAGCCAGACGTAGTTGACGGCGTTGTTGGTCAGGGCCTGCCCGGCGGCGCCGGCGTACTCCCGCACGTCGCCCCCGTCCATGTACGTCCCCGCCCGCACGCCGAAGGTCAGCGCCCCGTCCTTGTACGCGCGCAGGGCGTTGACGGCCTTGAGGACCCGCACGACCTTCTCCCAGCAGCGGAAGGCCGTCGTGTAGTACGGGCTCTCCCCGATCGTCGGGTAGGCGAAGTCCAGGTCGCCGTCGGTGGCGCCGCTGAGGGCGTCGGCCTGCGATGCGGTCAACGGTGTCTCGGCCATCACGATAGGTCCTTGCTGGGGGCGAAGGCGAGCCGCAGCGCGTCCGTCGCCCGGTCGTAGGATTGAACGGTCAGCGCGGCGGCGCACCCGGCGAAGGTGTCGAGGGTCACCTCCCCGGCCGTCGCCGCCGAGACGTTCCCCGCCTCGTCGGCGACCACCGCCCGGTACGGATACGTCCCCGGGCCCAGCGGGTCGGAGACGACCTCGAGCATCTCGCAGTCGAAGCCGAACTCCCCGCGCCCGAAAGCCAGCCCGAACCCGGCGGCGTCGCGCCCGTCCCAGCCGAAGCCCCCCTCCCCCAGCGCCGCGCCCCACCCGCACGCCCGGGCCGCCGCCGGGTACACCGCCTGGTCCCACAGCAGCGCGTCGGCCTGCTCGTCGCCGGCGTCGCCGAGGTACACGCGCCAGCGGTCGGCGGGCCGGTACGGGGCGATGGTCTGCGGGGTGCGGAGCCGGACCCGGCTGCCGTGGGCGTCCGACGCGCCGAACGCCGACGCCCACCAGTCCGTCTCCGCGTCGGTCGGGTCGACGGCCAGCAGGGCGATCAGGTCGGTCTCCTCCACGCCGGCGAGCTCGAAGCGGACGTCCTCCCCGGGGGCGGTCTGCCAGTCGGCCAGCCGACCGGCGACGTAGCACTGGACGACCCTGTCGGCGTGGGCGGAGCGCGCGCGGACGATCAGCCCGCCGTCGAACTCCGTCGTGCGCAGGTCCGTGATGCCGTCCTCGGTGAAGCTCATGCCGGCGCCACCTGTCGCAGGACGGCCTCGGCGGGGACGGCCGCGGCGAAGGCCCCCCCCGCCGCGCACGTCCGCACCTCCGCCGCCGCCTCGTAGGAGACCAGCACGCAGTGGGGGTACTCGTGCCCGTCGGCGCCGGCGTAGGCCGCCAGGGTCTGCCCGTCGGCCATCCCCTGGCGTGCGCGGAGGAGGGCCTTGACGGCCGCCGCGGCCGCCGCGGGCGTGGCCGCCGTGGCCTCCAGCCACCCGGAGGCGCGGATCTCGCGCCCCCCGGTCCCGTGGCCCTGGAGGAACTCCCCGTCGACCCCGGGCATGGTCTCGGTGCGGATGCGGACGGCGACGGGGCCGGGCGTCTCGGCCGCGCCCCGGCTGAACAGCTCCTGGCCGTTAAACGTGGGAATGGCCATGTCTTCGCTCGCTTTCCCGCCGGGCGGGTCAGAGGAACCGCGCCGGGTCGCGCCGCCGGCCCATCTCGACGACGGCGCGCTCGAAGTCGTCGCGCCGGATGACCCACACGCCGTGGGCGTCGGTGGCGACGGGCACCTTGCCGGCGAACATCCGGCGGACCTCGCGCGCGGTGGTGTTCAGTCGGGAGGCGACCTCGTGGACGGTCAGGTGCGTCCGGTCGCCCTTGCCCGCCGCCGCGGCGCCGGGGCCGAAGGTCGCCCGGGGCATCTTCGCCCGGAGGGCCTCCACCCGCCGGCGCAGGCGGACGTTCTCGCTCAGCAGCTCCATCGACCCGGCCCGGGCGGGACGCCGGCCCCGCAGACGGAGGTTCTCGCCCTCCAGCCGGGCCGCCCGGTCCCGCAGCGCCTGCAGCTCGTCGTGTTCGGTCACGTTCGGTCTCCTCAGAGATAGCCCGGTCCGCGCTTGGCGTCCTCGGGCAGGCCCAGCAGGGCCCGGCGCTGCTCGGGCGTCATCGCCGTCAGCAGCTCGCGCCGCCGGCGGGCGGGCAGGGCCGCGAAGGCCTCCGGGCCCTCCAGCCCGGCCTCGGCGAGGACGGCCCGGCGGCGGTCCTCGACCCGGCCGGCGCGCTCGGCCCGTCGGACCAGCGCGTCGGCATCGCCCAGCGCCCGCACGTGGTCGGGGTGCTCGCGGACCACCTGCCGCCGGTGCGCCGCGGGCAGGTCGGCCAGCTCCCCCAGGGTCCGCGGCAGCGGGCCCTCGAACGGGGTGACCTCGGCCAGGGCGGCCCGGAGCATCTCCGCCTCCCGGCGCAGCAGGATGTTCTCCGCCTGCAGCTCCAGCGGCCCGGCCGCCGGCGACTGCTGCTCGCGCAGCGTGTCGTTCTCGCGCTCCAGCGCCTCGATCCGTCGGCGAAGCTGCTCGGCCTCGAGGCGGTCCTCGATCAGCGGGGGTGCGGGCATGGCTCTCTCCCGGCGCGACGGCGGCGGTCAGTGCCGCCCGTCGGCGCCCAGCATGAGGTTGATCGTCACGGGCAAACGGACGAGGACCCACCCGGCCAGGGCCCCGGCGTCGATCGCCGGCGGGCCCCACGCCAGCGCCGGCCGGCGCCGACGGCCCTCGTCCAGCCACGTCGCCGACGCCGGCGGCGACGCCTCCACCGCGTTGATCGCCGCGTTCTTCAGCCGCAGGGCCTCGGCGACCCGCGCCGACTCGTCGGCCGCCGGGGCGACCTTCCCCGCCAGCAGCAGCTCGACGGCCACGGCGCACGCCCGGCGGTCCTCCGGCAGGTCGGCCTCGGTCGTGCCGGCGTAGCGGACGACCGCCCGCGGGCCGGGCCCGGCGAGCTGGGCCTCCTCGGCCTGCTCGTCGGCGGTGGTGGCGGCCACGGCGGCGAAGACCGGCTGACCCGCCAGGGTCGCCGTCGCCAGCGCCGACTTGACCGCCGCGATGACCTCCCAGTCCCTGTTGGCTACGGTGATCTCCGCCATGGCGGTCTCCCCGGCCCCGTTGGGTCACGCGCGGCTGAGGCGGGTGACACTGCCGCGGCCGGCGGCCGACGCGCCGCCGGCGCCGCCGCGGACCGTCAGGCTCAGCGACCCCATCGCCCGGTCGTACTCCCGCCGGAAGTAGTCGCGCAGGTCGCTGTACATGGTGCTCCGCCCGCGCTGGTGGCAGCGCCCGAGGGCGATCTCGAGCGCCCGGCAGGCGCAGGCCGCGCGGAGCTGGGCGGGGTTGGCGATCCGCCGCAGGTCGGGATGCGCGCGGTCGGCCTCGACGAGGAACCACGCCTCCGCCGACCCGTGCCCGCCCAGGTGCTCGCGGAAGACCGCCGCCACCCGGGCCAGCACGTCCTCCCCGGCCAGGCGGATGAACTCCGCCATGCCGGCCGCGGCGTCGTAGCCGGGCAGGTCCTCGATCCCGTCCCACAGCGCGTCCAGGTCCTCGTCGGTGCACAGGGCCACCTGCACCGGGCAGGCGCCGTCGGCCCGGAGGTCGTGCAGGCGGAACGACCCGCTCAGGGCGGAGTCGTTGACGGCCGAGAGGACGACCTCGGCGGCCGAGGCCCCCGTCCCGTCCAGGCCCGCCACGTCGGCCGAGCCCGTGGCGACCTTCGCCGCGGCCCCCAGGCCCTCGTCGGCGTACAGGTCCGCCGTCGCCGTGTCGCCCGCACGGGTCACCTCCAGCCACAGCACGCCGCCGGCGGTGTTCTCGCCCCCGGCCTTCGTGCGGACGCCCGCCAGCCGCCAGCGGCTGGTGGTGAAGCCCGCCGCCCGGTCCTCGTAGCAGATGATGGATTCCCACGTCCTGGCCATGTCGCTCCCGTCCCTTCCTCGCCGGCGGGTGCCGGCGGCGTCATTCGGCGGCGGCCGCCGCCCGCCGGGTCAGCAGGGCCCGGATGCGGTCCCGGGCGGCCCGCTGGTCCACCGGCGGGCAGGCGGCGGCCGTCTCCCGCAGCGTCTGGGCGTCGGCGATCGGCGCGACGACGTCGGGCAGGTCGCGCCGCAGGCGCTCCAGCTCGCCGCGCAGCACCGTCAGCGTGGAGATGCGCCCGGCGAAGCGGTGGCGCGGGTTGCGGCCGTAGAAGTTCGTCCGCCCGTCCCGGTACGCCGCGCCCATCCCGACCAGGTACACCGGCCGGCAGCCCAGCGACGCCGCCCAACGGGCCGCGCAGCACCCCGTGCTCCCGTTGCAGCAGAGCACGCCCGGTCCCGCCGGCCGCCGCAGCGCCCGCTCGCCCGTGACGACCTCCAGGCCCACGTGCTCGCGGCGCCGGCGGACGGCCCGCCCGCAGACGGCCAGCGCGCCGCAGCGGTCGATCCGCTCGCCCGCGTCCGCGTACACCGACGCGTCCACCCACATGACGACCGTGGGCTCGAACGCCAGCACGATGCGGTTGACCCCGACGGTCAGCCGGCGGGCGAGGCAGTGCAGCTCGCCCACCGGCAGGTCGGGGCCGTTGCCCAGGATGAAGGCGGGCCCGTCGATCATCGCGTGCGCTCCCGGCGTCGGCGCGCGGCCTTCTCGGCGATCCGCTCGTGCAGGCGGCGGATCGCCCGCCGGTCGGCCTCCGTCAGGCGCGCGCCGGCGGCGCGCAGTTGGCGGACGTGCTCGGCCGCCGCGCGGTCCACGGTGTTGCGGTCCAGGCCCACGGCGGTCGCCCTACTCCGATCGCGGCGCGGGCTTGCGGGCCTCGCGGCGCCCGCGCGGCCGACGGCCGCCGGCGGCGTCGGGGTCGGCGGCCCTGAGCTTGTCCACGTCCAGGCCCTCGCCGGCGACCTCGCCCATGCGGGCGTAGACGGCCTCGACGGCCCGCGCCCGGCGGCGGTCCATGGCGCGGACGGCCGCGTCGTCGGGGGCGTCCGGCGGGTCGAAGGGGTGCTTGAAGCCCTTCACCTGGCGGTGCCACTCGATGTTGCTGATCCGCGGGTGGCCGTTGATGTTGCCCTCCAGGGGCACGATGGCCGTCCGCTTGGCGTAGGTGGGCCGGCCCGTCGCCGGGTCGCGGCAGGGGCGCCACTTGCCCGTCCACATCTCCACGCCGCTGTACCGCCGCCGGGGGCCCGCAGCGGAGGGGTCGCGCCGGTCCTTCGGCCCGTCGGCGCCGAAGAACCGCCACACCCGCCCCGTCGCGTCCACCAGGAACCGCCGCCCGCCGACGACCTCGTGGTCGCGCGGGACCGGCCGACCGGCCGAGTCGCGGAGGCACGCCCCGTCGGCCCCGACGGCCAGCAGCCCGCCGTCGCGGGCGATCCGCCGGCAAATCTCCCGCACCGCGCGCCGCTCCTCGTCCCGGACCTTCCGCCCCGGGGGGAGGACCTCGTCGAACCGCTCCAGATCGCTTGCGTCGCTCATGGCGTCTCCTTTCCGCGAGACGGGGCGGAGGCGGGGCCGGTCGCCCGGCCCCGCCTGCCGCGCCCGCCCGCGCAGCGGGGGTCAGTCCTCCGTCTCGATCGGCACGCCGTAGCTGTCCACCAGCTCCCCCACCCCGTAGGCGGTGGTGACCACCACCTCCGTCGCCCGCCCGGAGGCGTCGTGGTCGTAGGTCACGTCGATCGGGCGGAGCTGGATGAAGGCCAGCGCCTCCCGGGTGAACATGGCCCCGCACCGGTCCACGTCGCCGTTGACCAGGGCGACCTCGGTGGTGGAGTAGACGGGCACGCCGAAGAGCAGTCCGACGAACCCGGCCTCGGGTTGCCCGGCGGGCAGGCGGCCCGTCCGGACCAGCTCCGGCAGGTTGTGGTACACCGCCCCGCCCGCGCCGACGATGGCCTTGAACAGGTCGGCCACCTGACGCGGGTGCAGCACGCAGACCTTCCGCCCCGGGGCGTTGTTGCTGTCCAGCGCGTACATCGCCTCGATGAAGTCGGCCACGGTGATGTCGCTGCCGCTGGTCCCCACCGCCGTCGACCCGTTCAGCCCCGGGAACAGGGCGCACAGGTCGGCGGTGACCTTCTGGGCGATGGCCCGGCCCTGGGAGGCGCCCCACAGCAGGAGCTGGTCCTCCAGCCGGCTGGTCTCCATCGCCAGGCGGGTGATCTCCGTGGACAGGCCCACCTCGCCGACGTCCACCGTCGCCTCGGTCGTCGTCCGCGCGACCGCGACGATGTCGCTGGCCTCGCTGACGGCCGCCGCGGCCGTCGTGGGCAGCTTCTGCAGCGACCAGGTCTTGCCCTGCCCCGGCGGCAGGACGTCCTTGAACACGTGCGGGGCCACGACGCTGAAGGGACGGGCCTCGCGAAGGACCTCCGCCGCGATGAACTCCGTCGGCAGCGAGGTCGCCAGCGTGGTTGTCGTTGTCTGCGCCATAGCGCGTTGCTCCTTGGATGGCCCCGGCGCGGCGCGCCGGGGCGGTGTGGTTTGCACTCCCGGCCGGCGGATCAGAGGAAGCCCGGGTCGGACCCGTCCTCCAGGCCCAGCAGCGTCCGCAGGCGATCCGGGCCCAGTTCCAGGGCCCACTGCAGACGCCGGGCCTCCGGCAGGGCGTTGAACTCGGCCAGGGACCTCGGCCGGCGCTCCGGGAGGGCCTGCCCCCCGGCCGGCCGGGCGCCCGACCCGCCCGTCGCCTCCGCCCGGACGAGGTTGGCGTTCTCCGGCAGGGACAGGAACAGCCCCACGAACGTCTCCAGCCCGCCCGCGGGGCCCTCCCCGTCGTCCATCGGACGGCCCTCCTCGTCCAGCAGCGTGGGGACGAACCGCCCGTCCGGGCCCGGGTCCATCCGCACGCGGGGGCGCAGCAGGGCGACGACCTGGTCGGGGTTGACGGCCCCGGCGGCGGCCGCCGCCGCCCGCAGCCCCTGATCGCGGAGCACGCGGGTCAACTGCTCCCTCAGGCGGGCGTTCTCCGCCCGCAGGTCCTCCCCGGTCTCCCCGGCGTCCGCCGGGGCCTCGGCCGCCGCGTCCGCGTCGGCCGCATCCGGGTCGGCGTTTGCGCCCGCCTGAAGCTCCGCCAGCCTGCGCTCGGCCAGGCGCGCACGCGCCTTGGCCGCCTGCCGCTGGGCGATGACCTTCGCCAGCTCCTCGCGGGAGACCGCCTCCCGCCCGTCGTCATCGCCGTCGGGGACGTCCGTCCCCTCCGCCGGGGGCGTCGCCGCCTCCGGTCGGTCCGCGCCCGCCGTCCCGGCCTGCGGGGCCGGGGCGTCGGGCGCCTGCGGTCCCGCGTCCTCTCCGGTCGGCGGGGCCGTTGCTGCCGCGTCGTCCGACATGATGGGTCCCTCATTCCTCGCGGGGGTCCGCCGCCGCCGCCGTCCGGCGCCGGTCGGTGCGGGCCGCCCGCCGTGGTCGGGTGTGGGTCCTCAGACGTCCGCTTCGTCGGCCCCCGCCGCGGCGGCGGCCCGCGCCGGCGCGTCGGGGCCGGCGAAGGACGCCGCGTCGATCTCCGCCCGCATGCGCTCGGCCGCCGGGCTGCCCTCCCGCGCCAGCATGTGCGCCACCTGCCGGAGCATCTCCCGGAGGATCGCGGGGACCTCGGCGGCGACGGCGGGGCAGTCGCGGACGTAGCGGGCGACGTTCTCGAGCATCTCGCCGAGGGGCTCGAGGACGAAGTCGCGGTTGTAGTGCACGCTGTAGCCCAGCGCCTCGGCGGCGCGCTCGGGCGGGATCACCTCCCCGCCGGCCATGGCCGCCGCCTGCCGCATCATCTCCAGCTCGGTCCGCTCCAGTTGCGCCGCCGTGGCCCGCAGCTCGTTGTCCAGGTCCGTCCGCTCCAGCGCCAGCTTCAGCCCGCTGCCGGCGCCGGCCTCGATCTCCGCCATGCCCCCGCGGAACTTCAGCAGCCGCAGGATCTCCCCCAGGTACAGCAGCAGCCACGCCCGCTTCTCGGCGATGTGCCCCACGTCGCCCTGGAGGACGGCGATGCGGCTGTCGGGATTGGGGAACTTCACGAGGGCGTTGGGCCCGTAGCAGTCGGGGATCTCCTCGCCCTGGACGCCGGTGGCGAACCAGCGGGTGACGGCGGCGAGCAGGTCGGCGTCGGCCTGGCTCTTGACGTTCATGGCCACCTTGGCCACCACCGCCGGGCGGGTCAGCAGGCTCAGCGGCACCCCGCCCTGGCCGCTCTTGGCGCTCTCGGCGTAGTAGAGCTTGACGATGGGGGGCCGGCCGAAGGCGTGCGGCCCGCGGAGGGTCCGCACCTCGGGGTCGCCCCCGCGGCGGCGGACGGCCGTGTGCCGCCGCCACTCCGTCGCCGTCAGCGTCAGGAACTCGGTCGCCCCGGGCGGCCCGCCGGCCTCGTCGGCCGCCGGCCGCTCGCCCAGGCAGTACCGCGCCCACAGGAACCCCCCGGACCCGTTGGCCGCCCAGTCGAACCGCTGCAGCGGGCTGAACTGGCAGAAGTACGGGCGGACGCGATGCCGGCGCTCGTCGGCGCGGGTGCGGATGCGCGCCCCCTCGGGGACCGCGGTGACCTGGGTGACCACGTCCACCCCGGTGACGTAGTGGTTCCACGCCGCCCGCCGCATGAAGGCGTCCAGCGGCGTGCCGTCGGCGTCGGCGTCGTGGATGAGCCCGTCCAGCAGCGCCGCCCAGCGCCCGGGTCGCACCTCCCGACGCGGGGGCGTCCGCCACAGGTTGTCCACCCGGATCCGCACGCCGTCCCGGCACATGTCCAGCGGCACCGACATGCCCCGGCGGTAGGCGTAGTCGCCGGGGTGCTCCCTCTCGGAGAACCGCGGCAGATACGCCCCGGAGGCCAGGACGTCGAGCGTCATCTCCGCCACGTCGGTCTCCAGTTGCCAGCGGTCCCGGTGCCGGTTGTGCAACGCGCCCGTCTCGAACGGATTGAACGCCGTCTCCGACATCAGCTATACCCCATCGGCCGCGCCTCGGCCCCGGTCGGGGCGGCCACGTTCACCATCAGGTATCGCAGGGCATCCATCGGATGCTCCCAGGGCTCCTGGGGTTTGACCGGCTCGTCCACGTACGCGTCGTTGACCTTCCGCAGGCGGTAGGCCTCGAAGGCGGCGATCAGTTGCCGGCAGCCGGCGGCCACGAACAGCCGGGGACGCCCCGCCGCCGGACGCAGCGCCGCCCGGATCAGCCCCACCCCGTTCTGGACCGTCCGCGCCCAGCGGTCCAGGCGGTAGCGGCAGGGAATGCCCGCCGCGGCGAAGACCTCCACGTTGCTGTAGCCGGTCTGGTCGCTGCGGCTTCGTCCGGCGGGGTCGCAGTAGGTCGCCTCGATCGGGCGGGCGGCGTCGCGCCGGGCGATCTCGCGGGCGTTGTCGTGCGTGGTGGCGTCCTGGGCCCGGTACTCCTCCGTCACGCGCACGGCCCCGGCCGGGTCCACCTGCGCCCACAGGCAGACGAAGTCCCGCAGGCCCCAGTCGACGGCCCGGTAGGTCGGCAGCCCGCGCCGCCAGGCCGGCCCGTCGATCACGTGCATCGACCGGTCGAACTGCGGGTACACCCGCCCGGCCAGCGCCGGCCGGCGGCACTCCGCCTCCGCCTGCCACTGCTGAAGCGACCACTCCCGCAGCATCCCGATGGCGTCGTCGATCGCCAGCAGGCCCTCGCAGTCCGCCGCCGCGCCCACCCGGGCGCGCGGATCCTCCCGGCGCGCCTTGGCCAGGCACACCGGCCCCAGCGGGCAGGTCCGGCAGTTCCGCCCGTGCTCGTGCCGCTCGGGGCCGCAGCGCTGCAGGGTCTCCCACACGTTCCACTTGTGCAGGCGGAAGCCCCGCCGGGCGGCCTCGGCCACCAGCCGGCCCATCGGCCCGCCCGCGCGGTGCCACGTGCTCGTCACGATCGACCGGGCCGTCACCGGCGGCCGCGAGGCCAGCATGCCCACCGACGCGGCGGAGACGGCCTCGGGGATCTCGTCCTCCTCGTCGCGGTAGATCCGCTGGACCTTGCCCCCGCGGACCCGCCGGGCCGAGGCGGTGAGGATCTCGAAGTCGCCGTTGTCCAG